GTATAGTCGATAAGATTGCAGACAGAGTAGAGACTGAAATCCTCCCACTAATACAAAAGATACCGAGATTTTAAATGGAAATTTTTGATGAGTTTTTGCCTGAAAAGGAGTTCAGAGCACTACAATCATATATGATGGGGGAACATTGTCCTTGGTTCTATCAGAAGGATGGTACTCTTCTTCACATGTTTTACTCAGCAAAGGGACAGTTACCAAATGAAGCTGAAGAACTTTGTGCAGGTACATCTGTGATATTAGATCCAATCATGTTAAAGTTGAATGTTATTCAACCTTATAAGGTTGAAGCATATTTTAAAGGAGGTATCACACATTACAATAAAGATGGAAGGACTGTTAATGATGTTGGTATGGTAAAAGATACTTATATAAGTGGGAGATCATCTATTAATACTAATAGTAATGATAAGGTAGCAGTGTTTTTTATTAACACCAATGATGGGTACTTAGAGTTTGAAGATGGTAATAAAGTTCCTAGCGTAGAGAATAGAATAGTTGTGTTTGATACTAATCTTAAGTATAAGACCGTTGAAACGGATGATGATACAAGGAGAGTTGCTATCAACTTTACCTTTGAACAACAAACAATGAAGACGATAAAGATCGGACAAAAACAACCATCGATAACGGCAACGACTACACCAGCAATTAATCAAGGTCGCAGCAACTCATTTTAACACTAGATTAAGTAAACCGAAAGATATTATAAAAAAACCCCCTTTTATGGGGGTTTCGTTATAAAATAGTGTGTAAGTTTCAACACAATACAAATGTCAGGCGATTACTTCACCCATGAAAATCAACAACCGTGTAAAGCATCAGAGGCAATGGATGATATAAAGGAGTCAAGATGGCACAACACAAATTATATAATTGAACTAGAAACTATGATGGTCAACGCAAGGTATAGGACTGGAAGTCCTATGCAAGACTGATATATTATTCGATCTTCAATTCCCAGATAACCCCGAAAAAAACTCGGCATATTTTTTGCCTGTAGGGGTTTTTTTAATATGTTGAATTTGCTACTGCACCACCATCAAAGGTTTGTGTTGTTGTGGTGGTTGTAGTAGTTGTTGTAGTAGTGCTAGTGGATGTACTTGTGGTGGATGTACTGGTACTTGTAGTAGATGTTTCAGTAGCAGCACCTTCAACCATAACTGTTGTACTTCCAGGTCCATTATCGTAAGATACTATTGATCCTAGTGTATTTAAGGAAATAGTCTCTGAACCAGATACATAACCTCTGGTATCTAAGAATCTTTGTGAAACATTTAGTAAAGTCTTCTTTTGATTGTAATCATCGAGTTCACTATGATATTCATATGCAAGCAATTCGTCAATTTCACTCAACATTTTGTTTACTAGTTCGGCAGTTGGAACCTTAAGAAACCGTTTTTTATCATTTAACCAACTTTCGTGTTCATAGTTACTTACAGGATATACTGAATCTTCCTTTGACTTTATAGTTCCATCAGGTAATGTTGCTCTAAAGTCTGAATTTACTTCTATACCTCTTTTAAAAACTATTATATCCTCTTCACCAGGAACTTCCCATGATACTTCTTGTGTTTCGTAATGATGGACATCATCGTGAGATCCATATCTTTCTAAAACGTATACTGATAATTCTTCTTCTCTTTTAGGCCATTGGTCGTAAATATCTGTTATATTGTTCAATAATAGTATTAACCAGTCTAAACCTTCATCACCTGTAACAGCTTTTGCAACTTCAAATGGTTTAAGACCATCTGGTATGGGCTCTATTTCAAACATCGTGACATATTTGTCTATATCATCCCGAACTTTTATTCTTCGGAATATGTTTTTGACCAGTTGGTAATTGAATGCTTCATCATCATCAATTCCTTTTCCAATGTAGCAGTCTGGTAAATGTGTGAAGTATGCCATTAGTAACCTTTGTTGATGTCTGCTGCAGTAAGAAGTTTTACTTCTGTAAATTGTAATGTTAAAACAACTGCTGGTACTGATAAGTTTCTTACAGTTGGGTCAGTAGTTGTATCTTCTGGACCTATTCTTTTTAGTGAATTGTATTGATTGTCGGGTGTATAGTTAATTCCGATAGCAGTACAAACAGAAGGCATTACCTTAAAGTGTAGATTTGGTGTTACTGTTGGTACATCAGAGTTTGCTTCATCTGCTGCCAAACGAACAAATTCAATTTCAAACTTATTTGGAACTTTAAAGAATCTTTGTGATTCGGCATTTTCACCAATAGTACCTTTTACCTTGTTCCACGCTTCTCCAGTTTTTGCCCAATCTTTAATATAATCTGCCCAACTTTTATCATCATCTCCTTTACTTTTGTTGTACTGTGATTCTGATTTTCCTTGTGCGTTAATTAAGCTACCAGATTGGAAAGATGGGTGAGTACCTGCTTTAAAATAATGAATTATTTCTTCTATTGTTTGACCTTCTTGTTGATTTCTCGCAAACATTTTAAAGTTAAAATTATGCGATCTAAAGTTCATATTACTGAATATTTGCTCCTGATATGGGTTAAATACTCTTCCTCTAGTCAATGCTTCCAATTCATTAGCACCTATTGATCCTGCTAAACCCAATGCTCCACTAACACCAGTAGCTGCACCTGCAATTGCACTGTTTAGAAATTCTGGACTAGCACCTGCAGCAGCTGCTTGAAGAGCCTCAGTAAGTGTATCCATATCACCAGAATTAGCACCTACAGCAGCACCTGTCATTGCACCAATAATACCAAGATCTACTTTTCTATAACTTGCATTATATGAAGTTTGTAGGTTTGGCGGCATGTTGATGTAAACTGCCGCAGGATTATCAGCATATACTTTAGTAGCATTTGCAGTTCCTAATGTTTCTGACGCAAATCCTTTTGTACCACCTGTTCCTGTTCCGTCGTCGTCAAACACCATATGGTATTGACGGAATCTAACATAATCAATAGCTTCCGTACCACCCCAAGAGTCTGGATTGTCGTTACTTCCTGGAACAGGAGCTTTTAGTGGATATCTCCAAATAGCAGCCATTTAGCCTAAATATTACGTGACCTCTATATATTTATGCGTTATAAACGAGGAAAGTACTTTCCTAAGAAACCTAATAAGTATAAAGGTGATTATCGTAATATAGTTTACCGTTCAGGATGGGAACTTAAGTTCATGCATTTCTGTGATAATACTTCCAGTATAACTGAATGGGGAAGTGAAGAGATAATCATACCTTATATTTCACCTGCTGATGGTAAAAGGCATAGGTATTACCCAGATTTTTACCTTAAAACTAATGGTAAAAAATATGTTGTTGAGGTGAAACCTTCTAAACAAACAAAGGAACCAAAAATACAAAAGAAGGTTACTAAAGGTTATATTAATGAAGTCGTTACTTATAGCGTTAATCAAGCTAAATGGAAAGCAGCAAGAGAGTTTTGCAAAGATTATAATATGGAGTTTATCATCATTACAGAAAAGGAGCTTAGAGTATAATGCCTAGTTGGCCCACTACAAATACATCAACATCTCAAGCAGCGATACGTCGTAGTAAGTTTAATAACTATAATGTTCCTAATCAGGAGGAAGCTCAATATCCTTCAATTCAGGAATTTATGTCCTTTTCCTTAAAGGATAAGGATTATACACCCAGTCTTACTAATTTATTTTCTTTTCATATTGCTACACCACCTATTTTAAAGAATAGTATTGGAGTTGCAGGAGCAAGTAGTAGAGGAACTTTAGGACAAAAAGGATCTAATTTAGTGCCTGAATTGGGTAAACTTAAAAATTCTCTTAATTATTATTGCCAAACAGTTACTGTACCTAGTAAACAAACTACAACTGGTGGAATTGTTAATATTGGTTCTGCTTTTAAGTATGCTACAGGTACTGCATTTAGTCAGATAAGTGCAACCTTTATGATACCTAGAAACCAACATTCAAGGAATTTCTTTGAGAGGTGGATGGATTTAACTTCAAGAGATTCTAATCAGTATACTGAATATTATGATTTCTATGTTTCTCCTCGAATATCAATTTATAAGTGGGAAAAACGACCAGGAGCAGCAATTTCAGGATCTAACTTAACAGAAATTTCTGGTGATACTACTAATATAAGTGATCTGAATGCAAAGTATGATATAACAGGTAAATGGGAATTATGGAATGCATTCCCATATAATCTTGGATCTGTACAACTTAATAATGATAGGGCTAGGATGATGACCTTAACTATTGGTTTTTATTTCGAGAGATATAGATTCTTCCCTAGAGATGTTCTTTATGTTGATGAAGTTGGTCCTAAGAGAGATATTGGAATACCTAGAGATAATCAAATAGATGCTATGAGAGATGCTAAGTCATTACAGCATTTAGTTAACGCTACTACGTCACAAATAGTTGTTGGGTAGGTATATAAATAATTTTACTGAATTGAACTTTATATGGTATTACCTAAGTTAAATGTACCTAAGTACAAATTAAAGCTACCGTCTGACGGTAGGACTGTGAATTTTAGACCATTCTTAGTTAAAGAAGAAAAAATACTTCTTTTAGCAACAGAAACAGGTAGTCAGGCTGATATAGTTAGTGCAATTAAGGAGATTATTCTTGCTTGTACCGATTTACATGATGTTGAAGAGTTACCTACTTTTGATATTGAGTTTGTGTTTTTACAAATTCGTACCAAATCAGTTGGTGAGTCAGTTGACGTTACGGTCACTTGTCCCGATGATAACGAAACTGAAGTTGAGGTAAAGATACCTTTAACTGATATTAAGGTCGTTAAAAACAAGAAGCATAAGACTGACATTAAATTAAGTCCAGAGATTATTTTGACTATGGGATATCCTAGTTTGGATACCTTTGTTGAAATGAATTTCACTGGAGGTGAAGCACCTGGTGTTGATCAAATTTTTTCAATGGCTGCAGGATGTGTTAAGCAAATTTCAGACGCTGAAGAAGTTTATGAAGCTGTTGATACTCCTAGAGAAGAATTGATTGAATTCTTTGACCAATTAAGCAGTAAACAGTTTTTGATGATTCAAGATTTCTTTGAATCTATGCCTAAACTTACTCATACTGTTAAGGTAACTAACCCTAAAACTAAGGTTGAAAGTGACGTGACTCTTGAGGGATTAGCAGCTTTTTTCGGATAGCTCTTCTTCATCAAAGTTTGCAGAGTTATTATGAAGTTAACTTTTCATTAATGCACCACCACAAGTGGCCTATTGAGTTTATTGAAAATTTAATACCATTTGAGAAAGAGATTTATATGAATCTACTGGTCGCATTTTTAAGGGAAGAAGAGCGAAGACTTAAAGCTCAACAAGCAACAGAAGCACGACAAGGTATGTAATGCCTAAAATTTCTCCTTATAAGTTTATTAATCCTGGAAGTGCGGGTAAAACCTCTCCAGCGATTAGTGCTGCCAGGAAAGGAATATTAGCTAAGAATAGAATAGGATCTGTAGTATCGGGTCTTAATCTAGTAGTTGGTGACATGCGAGATATTGCGTGGGCTAATGTCAAGCTTGACGTGATGGAGAAGAAATTATTACGAAGAAAGGCACAAAGGCAGAAAGACCAAGATTCTGAGGATAAGACAGAACAGAGTAAATTAACTAGTAAAAAATTAACAACTAAGAGGAAACCGACTACCAAAGAGAAGAAGAAATTTGGTGATGTCTTTGGATGGATGGGGAAGGTTTGGGGTCCTATTGCCAAATTTATAGTAGGTCTTCTTAGGTTTTATGTTATAAAGGATCTACTGAAATGGGTAGGAGATAAGAATAATACTGAAAAATTAAAAGAATTTGTCAGAAAATTTGTATTTGTAGTTAAGAAATTAGTTTCATTTGCCAATTGGTTAGTGATGGATAATATCCTCACGCCAATGTCAGAGTTACTTGGTGGAGAGGATTCGGATGGTAATAAGGTAGGATTTTTAGGTCAAGTAAAGAATCTTGGTAAGGTTCTGTTTGGTTTTATTAGTTTACGGTGGCTTCTTAATCCCTTTGCCTTAATTGGCGATATTGTAGGTCTTTTAGACTTTATAATGAATTGGGAGGTTCCCCGATTTAATCAGCGAGGAAGATTACGAAAACCACCTAAAAAACCGCAAAAACCTCGACGTTTAAAGTGGTGGCAGAAGAATACTAAATCTTTGAATAGGATGAATCAATCCTATCAAAGGTTTATTAAAGGTACTTCAAATTTTGGTGATAGGTTAAGGTTAATCCGTAGAGGTCAGATAGGACTTAAGGGATTATTTACTAAGGGTGGATTTACAGATGGTAAATTAAAAGGTCAAGGTTGGAAGGTAAGAAATCCTTTCAAGGATCTTAAACTTGGAGAAAAGTTTACTAATGTTACAGAGAGTGTTACTAAGAATGCTAACAAGGTTGGTAAGAATATTGGCGACTGGTTTAGTAGGAATGTTGGTCAAAAAGGTACTGATGTATTAGAAGGGTTTAAGTCATTACCTGGAAAGATTGGTAGTAAGGTTAAAGAAATTGATGCAGGAAGAACAAAGAAAATAATAGATTCAACAACAGAATTTCTTGCCAATATTGGTCCTTCTGCTAGAAAGAATTTTAAGAAGGGTCTCAATTGGGCTGGCAATATGGCAGGTGGTGTAGGAAGATTTACATCAAAATGGGCAAAGAGAGCTTGGAATCTTCCTGGTAATATTGAGAAGAAAATACAGGAGAAAGTATTAAAACCGATATGGGCATTTGTTGAGCCATATGCCCAAAGGTTTATGCAGAAGGGGCAAGAGATTTTAACTACTATTAATAAGATTCCAATTATTAATAAGATAACTACAGCACTTCAGAAGAGAGGGATAACTTGGGGTGCGATAAATCGGCAAGGAGCAAAGTGGGGTAAAAGAGCTGGAGCAGCAATACCTCTTATAGGTGGATTAGTTAACTATTATTTTGCTGGACAGTCGTTTAAATATGGTGATAATATTGCTGGTGTTTTAGAAGCGATTGCTGGTACTTTAGATATTGCTGGTGGTATTAGTACTCTAACTGGTGTTGGTGCATCATGGGGTGTTCCTATGATGGTTGCTGGAACTACTATTGATGCTTATTTACTTGCTCGTATTATACCTGGAGTTGGTGAAGCATTGATGCAATGGGAGCAAGATGGTGGTTTACTTAAATTAATTCCTGGTTTAACTGAAGCAGCAGATACTATCGCTAGTAAGTTTGGTGGGTCTAAGTCTCAAGATGCTTTGAAAGAAGCAACTAAGATAATGGAAGGAGATAAGAAAGAGAAGAGTGGTAGTGGAGGGAAAGCATGGTGGGACTTTATGGGAGTCTTTACTGGTAAGAAAAACTCTGAGTCAGAACCTGGTGAGTTACCTCAAGCATGGGGATTTTTGAAGAAGGTATGGGATGTTGTTAAATCTCCATTTGAGGCAGTATATAATGTAGTTGTTAAACCTGTTGTTGAATTTGCTGGTGGTATTATAGAAAAGGTTGGTAATGTTGCTAGTGACATATTGAATAGTGAAATAGGTCAGATATTATCTGTTGCATTACCTATTATATTCCCACAATATGCTTGGATTGAAAAAGTTATAACAGGAATGAGAGCGTTTAGTGCTCTATCTGACGGTAACCCAATGGCTGCCGTTATGAGTCTTTGGAATACTGGTGCTAATATATTCCCTGAAACATTTGAGAAATGGGGAACTGGTATAGGTACTTTCTTTGAAAATAATTTTGGAAAACCGTTTGCTAATCTTTATAATAAAGGTCAGGACATGTATAATAATTTCATGGATAGTAAGGTTGGTAAGATATCTTCTGCATTAATACAAGGTAATTATGGTGGTGCTTTAGGTGCTGCAGTTGAGGGAACGGCATTTGGGGATCAACTTTCATCATTTGGAGCAACAGTAGATAAGATGGGATTGGGTGGAGTTCTTAATTCAATTCCTGGTGTTGGTGCTGCTCTACAGAGTATTCCAGGAATTGCTAATGTTCCAGGAATGGGTGCATTAATTACTGGTGATTTTTCACCTTCTAGCTTTATAAGTGGAATGGCAGATAAATCTGGTATGGGTGGAGTATACAGGGCAATGATGGGTATGGCTGAGAGTGGTGATATTGCAACAGGTCTTAGAGAGTTAGCACCAGAGTTGGGTGTTGATAAGAGAGTTCTTGGTGTTGTTGATAATGCCAATGAAATCTTTAGAGATGGTCAATTTGACTCTGAATATGCATTACAAACTGCTATTGAGATGGTTGCTATCCCTATTATTATGGAGAAGATTGAGTCAGTACCAGTTCCAGTAGATACATCCTCTGGTCTTGGTGAGCAATTGTCCTCAATGAATGGTGTTAAAGGTTTGTTAAATAGAATGGGAGGTGCTGGCTGGTAAATGGCAATACAAAAGACTAGAAAAATTAATATGTATAAGTTTGTCGATACTGGTAAGGAATCGACAGGTGGTGCAAAGCGTGGTAAGGATAAAGAATTTGTCCGTACTATTAATATGAACACTCAAGCATTGAATAATATTGGGGGTGTTCTTAATGGGATAGTTGGTACTGTTAAAGAACTTAAAGCTATTGAAGTTGATCTCTTAGAGAATAGAAAGAAGAAATTAAAGGATATTGACACAAAACCTACGAGTAATACAGGTAAGAAACAAACAGCAACATTTTTTAAGAAAATTAGTGAGTTAAAGACTCCTGGATTCTTAGAGAGTATTATAAAGATGTTGAGTAGTTTCTTTAAACTACTTGTGGTAATGCCATTACTGAAGTGGTTGGCTGATCCAAAGAATAAGGAGAAGATTAAGAAGACTCTTATAAAATTACATAAGATTTTTAGTGCGATTGCTAAGTTTGTTAGTAGTCAAGTTGTTGGGATGGTTGATGATTTATATAATCTTCTTAGTGAGGATAGTAATCCTTGGACAAAGATAAAATCGTTTACTAAAATTTGGCTTAGGTTTGCTGGAGCATTCTTAGCAATTAGATATCTAACTCAACCTTGGAAAATAATTGGTGATGTTAGAAAAGTTTTTGCACTTTTTGATAGAAGAGGTCGAACCGTTAAGAGACAACTCTTAAGAAGAAAGGGTCGTCTTATGATGACTGGTGGTAGAGCTAGGAAATGGATGCTTGGTGGATTCATTGGTGGTGCTGCTTTATGGGCTGCGATGGAATTTATGTTCCCTCAAAAAACTGCTGATGGCACAGTAGAAGCTCAGTTGGATAAGGAAGGTAAACTTCCTGGTGATAAGGGATATGATGAATCAACTGCTGGTTTCTACGCTAAAAAGGGTGATTCCGACTCTGTAAAAGAGATGGGTAATAGGGCTAATGATGCCAATAAGTCAATAAGAGATTATGGAAGCGATTTAACTAATGATGGTAATTATAAATCTACTGGTGTTAGTGAGTATGAAGGTGGTATACCATTAAAGAAACAAGATCAATTACCAGATAAACAACAAGAGAAAAAAGATCAATTACAGAAGAAAAATTGGTGGCAAAAACTTACCGATCTTCCTGGTAATATTACTAAGTCTATGGATGATAGTAAGGATAAGAATCAGAATATCCTTGCTGATATGTTGGGTATAACTGCTGCTAAGAAGAAAGCAGACGATACTCTGGGAGATATGAATCGTAAGATGCAGAGTGATAAGGAGGGTAAGGATAAAGTTGGTGCTATTTCATCAATACTTAATGCTCTTATTCCTGGTCAGATGGAGAAGGTTAGAGAGGTTACTAATAAAGGTATGGATGCCTTTGACAAAGTTCAGAGTAAATTTGAAGATTCAAAACCTAAAAAATCTTTCTGGGATGATCTTAAGACTGGTTGGGGATTGTTTGGAGGTAAGAAAAATAGAATGCTTGGTGGTGATGTTAACCCAATGGGAAGTGGTCTAATATCAGGACCGAATAGTGGATTTCCTGTTTCTATGCATCCTGCTTTACCACCATCATTCATAGGTCATGGAACTGAATATGTTGCAACAAAAGGAGATGGAAGTGGTTTTGTAATTCCATTGGATAACTTTGCCACAAGAAGAGATCCTAGTCTTGTTGCTAGATCAATACAGAAGGCAAGGGGATTGGGATTTAATCTTTCTGAACTTGGATTGAAGAAGTTTGCTACAGGTGGTGGATTTGGACCAGCATTATATCATCCTACAAATGATAGAATAAATACGTTTAAAGGTATCAGTGATAGTGCGTTAACTTCTCAGTTTGGATCGAAACTTGGTAAAGATTGGAAGAAAAAGGGAATTGCGGGTAGTAGTGATAACTTATTACAGAGATTAGTCCTTGCTGAAGGTAGAGGTGAAGGAATGGGAGGAATGGCTTTGATAGCAAGAAGTGTATTGAATAGGAAGTCGGTTATTGATGGTACTGGTAATCCAGGAACATTTATGTCTAAGAGTGGAAGTATTGCTGATATTATTAATGCTCCTGGACAATATGCATCTGTAAGAAATGGTGCTATAGATCAGAAATTTACTGAATCTAACATGGAAGTTGCTGGTAGAGCAATTGCTATAGCAAGGAATCATGGTAGATTGAAAGGTTTACTTAGAACTCAGGTTGAAGATCCTAAGCAGTTGGCAAAACTTATGTCAGCAACAGGATTCCGTAATTATTCAAGTGCATTTTATGATAGATCACAGGATGTTAATCAGGTTAAATTTGGGAATCATACATTTAATACTGCTGGTAATAAGGATATGAACTTTGGTGGTGGTAAGAAGCAGCAAAGTTTGATGATGAAGTTGATGGGTGGTGATATGAGTTTAGGTGATAAGAAAGAGTTATCAAGAGCAGGTTCTGCTTATACTAGGAAGACAGGGCAAACAGGATCTAGTTTATTTGGTATGTTAGGTGGTGGTCCAGAAACAATGATGGGTGGTGAAGGTGGCAAACCTGGTGGTATATTCAGTATGTTGGCAAATGTATTTGGTGCATCTAGTACAGGTAAGCAAGGTGGTGGTGCTCAGGCTGGAACTAGTAAGAATGTTAATAAATCAAAGGGTAAAAAGAATGATGAGCAGAAGATCCAGAGGGCAACTGATGAAAGGAATAAAGCAAGGAAAGAGATCAATGCTAGAACTACAGGTATAGTTGCTGCTACAACAGCAGCAGTTGATCAGTCTAACCGTGCTACTAGACAATATATTAGTGGAGCACATCAGTCAATATCTCAGATACTAACAAACTCTAAAGGTGTTGCTCCTGGTGCAAGCGGTGGTTCAGCTCCTGGTGGTGTCTTTGGTGCATTATTAAAGACTACTGCTGCTGTCCTAAATTCATTTAACAACCCTTTGAGATAAGTTATGCCAATATCTAGACAGACCCCAGGTGAAGTAGAAATTGAATTTAGTATCTATCGTGGTGGAAAACGATTAGAGACATCTAAAGGGAAGTACGATTTAACAGAATACTTAGCTGGTTGGGAAGTATACGAATCCATTAGTTCTGCAACTATGGAAGCTAGGTTTATTATTGAAGATCAAGGTGGGTTGTTGCATAGTTTGACGGGAACTGAAGAGTTTCGCTTGTTGATTAAGACAGGACAGCAAGATAGGACGTATTATTTTAGATCTTATCAGATTGAATCTCGTGTTAGATCTGGTCAATCTACTGACTGGTTTCAAGTAAATGCTTGCTCTAGTGAGTATGTTAAGAATGAGGTGAGTAATATATTTGGGTCTAGTGAAAAGGTGTTTGATAAGAGAATTAGAGCAGAGCAGATCATTAAAAAATTGTTGAAGGATAAAAAATATTTGAATAGTGGTAAGAAGATGTTCTTAGAGGAAACTCTTAATAAACAGACATTTGTTGCTCCTAACTGGAGAGTTCTTGATGTAATTTATTGGATATGTCAAAGAAGTATACGTAAAAATCCTAAAGGTGGTACATTACAGAATGGATTTACATTCTTTGAGAATGCAATGGGTTATAATTTTAAATCTATTGATAAAATGATTGAGGATATTAATGATAATAATCTAAAGGAAACGGATCTTAAAAAAGGAGAAGGGATGATATACACATACACGTATAGTCCTAAAAGTAATAGATCTCCAACAGCAGATGACACATATTTAATTGATACGATTGTTTTTCCTGATGAAAAAAGTTATTTGATGGGATTGAGGCATGGTACTTGGTCTGGTTATAGTGTTGGTTTCGATCCAGTTTCAATATTAAGATCACGTTGGGGTGTTAGTACTGATATGAAGAGTAAAGAGTATAGGTATGGTGTTAAAAAATTGTGGAGGAAGATGGCACATATAGGCAAGGGTAATGCACTCAATCCTATTGCAGCAATGGATCCAGAAATTATGAACATAGTTGACTTTCCTAAGAGAGTCCGTTATACTATGCTTCCTAACCAAATTTTTGATCCAAAGTATAAAAACAACCCACAGAAGAATTATCAGGAGTTAGTTGAATTACAAGCATATCAATGGATGAGAATAGAAACACTCAAAAACCTTAGAATGCAAATCACTGTACCTGGTAATTTAGATCTATATTGTGGTAATGGTATTAATTTAGACATACCTTCTACTAAGATAACAGGAAATACTCCTGACTTAGATACCAAATATAGTGGTAAATGGGTAGTTGCTGGTGTTCAGCATTCAGGTACAGCTGAAAGTATTAAAATGAACACAGACCTATTCTTGTGTCGAGATTCAGTTAACAAAAGATAAATAGTTATTGTTACCTATAGTAACGGAGAAAAAAATTATGAAGACTATCGAAGAACACATTCAAAAAGATAGAGACATCCTTGACAATCCAACAACTAGTCCTGCATCTCGTAGGCATGTCGCAGAAGAGTTACATGAGTTAGAAGTTTATCGTGAGCATCACATTGAGGAGATTGAG